GACCTGGTTCAGGTAAAACATTAATTAAAGATCAAATTATAAGAGAATCTTTTGCTTTAAATCCTAATGATGATTATAGAGTACTAGAATTTCAATTTGAGATGGTTGGTAGAACTTCAGCATTGCGTGAATTTTCATCAATAACAGGTAAAACTTATAAAGAGTTATGTAGTGCAGGTTCAAAAATTACAACTGATGTTATAAATAAATGTCATGAGTATGCTAAAGAAAGAGTTAAATATCCTGTTGATATAATTAGTACACCTCAAACTGTAAATCAAATGAGAGAACAGATTGATATGTATATGAATCAACATAAAGGTAAAAAGACAATTATAACTTTAGACCACACAATGCTTGTTAAAAGAGCTCCATATCAAACAAACAGTTTAGATATGTTATTTGAATTAGGTGAATTCTTTACACAAACAAAACGTGATTATCCTGTTATGTTTATTGCTTTATCACAATTAAATAGAAATATTGATAATCCTGAAAGAGCAATGGATGGTAAGTATGGTAATTATATTCTTGAATCAGACATATTTGGTTCAGATGCAATGTTACAACATGCTGATACTTTAATTGGTATTAACAGACCAGCAAAACAAAAAATTAGATTTTATGGGCCAGATAGATATATTATTGAAGATGATAAAACTTTAGTTTTACATTTCTTGAAAGCACGTAATGGAGACACTAGAATGAGTTTCTTTAAAGCATATTTTGAAAAAATGGAAATAGCTGAAATGGAAACCCCGGATACACAAGAAAGAAGATAATGAATGTAGACAAAATTTATGTAAAAATGTTAATATTAAGTCAATTATTAATTGAATGTAATGATGACTTAATGGGTACTGATAAGTACAAAAGAGAACTAAAAGGTTCTGTAAATAGAAATATAGACTTACTTGAAAAAATTGTAATGACAGATGGCTCAAGTATTTATAATGCTAATCCTGAATGGTATCACAATTTTACAAGAGGAATAGAAAGTCTAGTACATGAATTAAGAGATGCATCATTAGAAGATTTCTTAATGATATCTTCAATGATTGATGATTATAAGAACAAAAGAGAATGGTTTTTAGAAAATTATAAACCTGCATTTAAAAAATTAAATCAATGACGCCACAAGAAAGAAAAGACAAAGTCAAAGTATTAAGAGAACAGCATGAACATTATTTTATATCAAATGAATTAAATAATGCTGTGTATATACCAAAAATGGCTTATAGGCCAAATGGAAAAGATGAACTACATGTTAGTTTTTTTCCTAGTGAATTAGAAAAAACAGAAGATATTTACACAGAATTTGTGAGTATTAATTATGATTCAGAAGATCCAAAAAGAACATTGTATTTGCATAAATTCAATCCACATTGGAAAGAAGAATATGAATTAATTACAAGTAATTCTGGTTTTGATAGACACATTATACCTGTATCTGAACTAAAAGTAGTTAGTGATATAAATTATGGTGTTAAAGCTATTGGAAGCATAAATACTTCAAATATCAATCTTATTGAAGATTTTGATAATTTACCAAATCCAGATGAGACCTTCTCACATAGAGGGGTTGTAGAAGCATTAACTAAAATTGCATATCACTTAGAAGTAATTAGTAATAAATTAACCCGTAAATAAATATAAATCAATGGCACAAAGTGTATTAGTTATTGCTGACTCAGGGTCAGGTAAATCAACTTCATTGAGGAATCTTCCTCCTGAAGAGACTTTTATTATCAACATTGCTAACAAACCGTTACCTTTTAAGGGCTGGAAGAGTAAATACTCTCAGATCACAAAAGAAAATCCTAAAGGTAACATGACAGCAACGGCTACCAGTAATGGTATAATAAAGGCTATAAAGCATGTGAATGATAACATGCCTCACATCAAGAATCTAGTAGTAGATGATTGGCAGTATATGTCAAGTTTTGAATATTTTGATAGAGCTGCAGAAAAAGGTTATGATAAGTTTACTCAAATTGCAGCAAACTTAGCTCAAGTAGCTAAAATGCCTAAAGATTTGAGAGATGATTTATACATCTTTTTCTTAACTCACTCAGAAGATTCAACGGATATTAATGGAAACCGTAAGGTTAAAGCAAAAACAATTGGTAAAATGATTGATAATGCTTTAACATTAGAAGGTTTATTCTCTATTGTTTTATTTGGTAGGGTTATAAAAAAAGAGGATGGTAGTTTACACTATGGTTTTGATACACAAAACAATGGTGAAAATACCTGTAAATCACCAATGGGTATGTTTGAAGAATCATTTATTCCAAATGATCTTGAATATGTCAAAAAATGCATACTTACGTATGAAAATGAGTAATTTTAAAAATTTAATTAAACAAAAAAAAGAACAATTATGTTAAGTACAAAAAACATGACTGCTGGAAGCGGTAAAGTAAAACCTGTAATGGATGCTGGAAATCAAGTAATTAAAATCAATTCTTTATCATTGGATAAAACTCCATATGATGCTGAGAAATTTAACATTACTTTAAATGTTGAAACAGAACCAATTGATGGTGAGTTTGAAGGTTTTCTTAAAGATACTGCTAATCCTAATGGCCCACGTTATTCTGGTCAAGTTGGTAGAATTAGATTTACTCCTTATCCATATGCTAATACAACATTAGATAATGGAAGAGAAATCAAAAGAGAAGATGAAATTTTAAAATCAATGGTATTTTTAGCTGAAGTTCTTGATAAAAGAACTGAGTTGGATAACATCCAAGCAAATACAATTGAAGAATTTATTGCTTCTTGTAATAAAATATTTTCTAATTCAGGATACTTCAATGCATGTGTTGCTGGACGTGAATGGGAAAATAAAGAAGGTTATACAAATTTAGATTTGTTTTTACCACGTTTATCAAGAACTGGTGTACCTTTAGAAGCACTTAATGCTGAAAAATCAAGATTGCTTACATTTAGTAAAGCTGATCACATTGTAGAATTGAAAAATAAAAAAACTCAATCTACACAATCATTTGAGCCTGCTAATGCAGTTGGTGATGATTTTGATCTTTAATTAATAATAGACAGGAGGATTTAAACGTCCTCCTGTTTTTTTTACATTTATTTAATATGTTTAGTACAAAAAGTATAGTTGTTTCAGAGTCAAGTATTCCAAGCTATTGGGTATTTCAATATTATTTAAACTTATCAGAAAAATTAACTGGTCAAGATTTAAAAATTAAATCCATATTTAATCCTAATGAGAAAACACCAAGCATGTGTTTGTTTGTAGATAAGTCTATAATGCAATACAAGTTTAAAGATTTTTCTACAGGAAACTATGGGAGTAAAATAGATCTTATTAGAATGATTTTTAATTCAAATTATAATGATGCTGTGGAAAGAATGATCACAGATTATAATGAGTATGTAAAAAATGATAATGATTTAGATGATTTTGAATTTAAAATTCAAAACAAATGGAAAGTTGATTTTGCAAAAACTAGAAACTGGAATGCTGATGATCAATATTTTTGGTTATCCTTTAGAATTGGTATGACAATGCTTAATAAGTATAATGTTAAACCATTAGAGTATTATAACATGGTTAAAGAAGATGACAATACTTTATTGAAGATTGAAAATTCATTGATGTATGGTTATTACACCAAAGATGGTGAACTATATAAAATATATCAACCAAGAAAACCTAAGTACAAATTCAATAAAATATTTAGTTATTTGCAAGGAATAGATCAACTACAATATGATAAACCGTATTTAGTTATATGCTCCTCTTTAAAAGATGCAATGACACTAGCAGGCTTTGGTTATAATGTAGAAACAATTGCTCCAGATAGTGAGAATACTATTATTAAACCTCATGTTATAGAGAATTTAAAACAAAAATATAAAAAAGTAATAACTTTATTTGATAATGATGATGCAGGTAAAAAAGCAATAGAAAAATATAAAGAAGTATACAATATAAATGGTACTTCATTATCACTTAGTAAAGATATTTCTGATGCAGTAAAACAATATGGTTTTGAAAAAGTTCATGAAGAACTAAAACCTTTACTTAAACAAGAAATACATAAAATATGATATGGTTTATACCGGGCTCAGTCCCAAGTAGTAAAAATGGAAGAAGGTGGACAGGTAAATATTTTATAGCAAGTAAAACTGTAATGAATTACAGAAAAATTGCTAAAGACTATTATATAAAATATGCTGATGATTTTAAAAAAGAATTAGCAAAACAAAATCTACCTGTAGAAATTAAATTGACATTTGTTAGAGCAACTAAACATAAATTTGATTATATAAATCCTGCACAAACAGTGCAAGATGATATGGTGACATATGGTTGGATTGAAGATGATAATGTTGATTTTATGAAACCATCTTTTGGTGATTATCAATATGATAAAAAAAATCCAGGAGTGTACATAGAAATTATTAACAACAAAACAAATGAAAAATAGTATAGAAAGTAACATTCATTTATTAAAACTTATAGATTCAGGAATTAACTATGTTAGAGCAACTTTTTCAGGTGGTGGTGATGATGGTGATATTGATGAAATAAGTTATCATTATGAATCAGACGGTGATGAAGTAAAAGTTCCTGAAAATTTTGATGAAGCTGCTTTTAGAGAGTTTCTTTATCAATTAATTGATAGAAAAATGGACACTGTTGGTGATTGGATTAACAATGGTGGCGGTGGAGGAACCATGCTTATTGATCTAGAAACTTCAACATATAGTATGAATGCATACTTAAATATTGAAGAAAATTATGATTGGGATGAAGAATATATATTTGATTAAATATGGCTCATCCTAATATACATGCAAAAAGTTCTGTAAAAAAGTGGGGTGGAAAGATTGAAGATTATTTAGATATTCATAGTTGGTTTGATGAAACCAAATCATGGATAGCTCATTCTAATCATAGATTATTTAGACATCACTCTGAAGGAATTTTTGAAGCAGAAAAAACTTTTGGAATTAGTTTTATCAACAGTGATGGTAAAACAGTATATACAAGATATGTTGGAGAACAACATGTAAAAGAAGATTGTAATAATTATATACCTTCAGCTAAAGAATGGTTAGTAGCATTAAATTCTAAGAATAGACCTGAATGGATGACAAAAACATTAAAAATAGAAGACTAATGGGAATAGAAAAAATAACAGATATTACAGTACAAGATTTTATTAACATTGCAGAACTACTTGAAGCTTCAAATGAAGATTTTGAATTAGCATTAGAAAACATTAAAAATTTAAACTTTGATTTAGGTTCATTATTATTATTTATGAAACCTTTAGATTTAAATAGAAGAATGCGTTTTTATGATGCTTTTAATGAAGATTTAAAAAATTATTTTTCAAGTAAACATAGTAT